CGGTTCATTTCTGCTAAGATTTCAGTAGAAAGAACGTTAGATAATTCTGTTTCAGCATCCAATCCATGAATTGCTTTCAAGTCTTGTGCCATTTCTAAGCTATATTCAGCTTTCAATGCGCGAGTTTTAGCCAATACTTGAACTTTATCGATAGTGATTGACATTTGAGCAAATGCTGAATCTAAAGCTTCACCAGCTGCTGTTGACATACCAGTACCAGTGTCAAAAGATGTATTTGCTAATGGACCACTTGCGCCAACTGCTGAGTTAGCTGTACCTGAAGCAACTGAAGTGCCGATAATGCCAGAGAAGATGGTATTAGCTTCGTTGTAGAACGCTTCATCACCGCTTTGAGTGCCATAACGTGAACGTAAAGCAAAGATCAAGCCTGTTGGACCTGTCATTGGCTGAACGCCAGCTACGTCATATGCGATCAAGTTAGGAAGAGCACGACGAACTAAACTGATCAAGATTGGATCAAAATTAGACATGCCAGCAGCTACGTTAGTTGGTGCTGCTTCGTTCAAAGTTTCGCGATCTGCATTCATTGCAGCTTGTTGATTTTCCAATACAATTGCAGTTACTGCTTTTTTGTATGGATCGCTAATTTTAGCCAATTCTGGATGATCCAATACTGGACTCCATTTAGTGGTTAATTCTTCATTTAATAAAGCCATTTAAACAACTCCTTGTTTTATTCTAAAGTGATATTTATTTTAAAATTGTTTTTGTGATTTTTGAAGCGTATGCAGCAATCATTGGATCAACAGTTGCTGTTTTTTCTTCAGTTAATTCAACTACGTCATTTAAAGATTCGACTGATGCTGGTTTAACAGATGATTGTGTAGAGAAATAAGATTCTTTAATTTCATCCATTTGTTTAACGAAATCTTCTGTGCTTGAAAATTCTACGCTCTCTGCGATATTTTTAATTTTTTCTGCTTGAGATAATGTTAAACCTTCACATACAGCGTGAAGAGCTTCAACTTTCTTTTGTTCTGACAATTTTTGTTTCAAGTTAATGTTTTTTGAAATTTCTTCATTAACTTGTTTTTCCAATGCTTCTACTTTAGAAGCTAATTCTTCAACTACATCGAATTTTTCTTCAGGAATATCAATATAGTGTTCTTCGAATACTGTTTTTAATGATTCAATAAAACCTTCTGCAATTTCGGTTCTTAAACCAGATTCAACTGCTAGTGTATTTTCTGTCATCCAAGATTCTGCAACATAGTCTAAATACTCATCAATTTTTGTTGCAAAATCCTCTTTCATTTCTTCATATGCATCTTCGAATTGTGTAACGTATTGTGCTTCCAATTCTTCTGCTAATTCAGCAACTTTAGTTTTTACAGCAGATTCAAAGATTGCAGTTGCTTTACGTTTAAAATCTTCAGAAAGATTTTCGCCAGCCATCAATGCATCAATATCTTCGTTTGCAAAACCGCTTTTACCAACGCCAGCAACATTAGTTGTTTTAGCTGGAGCATTTTTAAATTGTTTTTTTGTTTCTGAATTATCACAGCAATCACCAGCAGGTTCTGTAGTTGCTTTTGATGGAATTTGATCCACATCCGTATCCGCAATGCCACTTTCTGCAGGTTGTTTATCTAAATGTTTAGCAGGTTCTGCGCCAGTTGGTGGTTTTTGACCTGGAGGTGTAGCTGATGGAACTTCTATGCTATATTTATCTAAACCCGCATTACCGATTGCATCAGCAACAGTTTTGTTAGCAGTATCATTTAATTTAGTGTCAGCACCAAAAGAATCTTGCCCAGCATTTTTAGATTTTCTGTTAGCATTCAAAATTTCCATTGCTGCTTCAGAAAGGTTTAAGTTTGTATCTTGTGACATTAAATATCTCCTTGATTTATATTTTATAATTATTTATAAAAATTATATTTTTCGTAAAATTTTATTTATAACACATTTCAAGGGATTAACCTTTACTAAGTTTGTGTAAATAATTTTCAAAAATCTGTAAAGCAACATCTTCAACTTGACTGGCTTTTAATTTTTTTAAAGTATCTCTAGATTCTTCAATATATTGTTCAACCCAACCTTTTCCTTCAATATACATCCATTCTTTACCTTCCATTAAACCTTCAACATAACAATCCTTGCCGGATGGATCTAAAACAATATCTACTGTTACTAAACGAAAATCTGGTTGGACATATTTAATACCATTTGATTCTTTGATTGAACCCATACCGCGAGTAGAAACGCCGAAATTAACTCCAGCATCGATAAAAGATTTAACAATATTTCCATTTGGTGTATCTAAGATTATTGCTTCACCCATACAGAGGTGTCTATCCCAATCTAATTTTGTTATTAAATGAGATACTTTATCTGGATTAATCTGCGGTCCTTGTGGATGAGATAATTCGCCAACAGCTCTTCTAGTGTTAACAAATTCTTTGATATATCTTGCTACTTCTGGTTGCATATATTCTAACATATACCTACGACCATTTTTATTGTCTTCTTCAGTGTGGATATATGGCCCTTTAATTTTGTATTCTTTTTTACCAGCAGTGTCTTCTACAAGAACTTCTGTTTCGGTAAATTCATGTAACAATTTCATTTGTCTGTTAACTCCTGTTGTTCGAATTCTTCCAATGAATCGAGTTTATCAATTTGAACAGCCTGTTCTAATACTTCCAAGAAACTTTTATCAGAAATACTTAAATGTTCTGATATTTCTTCATTTGATGTAATAAAATTTAAAATAATATCAGCACATTCTTTATTTATATTTAATTCAGATGCATCATCAAATCTCAACGTTTCTGTAGCGTCATTTTCTGAAATTTGTGTTAGTTGATCTATAAATGACTCTGTAGTATTTGAAAATTGTGAGCCATCTAACGGAACTGTGACGAATTGATTTAATGCATCTGAGTGGTATAGTGCTACTTGTTGTCCATTTGGAAATCGTTGAATATATGCTCGTTTTAGCACTAATACTTGGGGCAATTCTTTATGTTTACTCATAGTATGGATTACTTCCTTGTTTAGTATTTACTGTTGTAGAATCTTGTGTTGTATCAGGTGTTTCCTGTGTAACATTTGATTCATCTGGTACTTGCGTATCTGTAACATTATTCATCATCGTGGGATCATTAATCAATCTAGGATCAGCATATTCACCAGATTCTATTTCAGCCATAATTTCTTTTTTCATTTGTTCTATTAATTCATCATCTTGTTGTAATACATTTTTCTTAATCCAAGCTGCTGAATAATATACACCTTTATACATATCAACTGTTGCTAAAGCCGCTAATTTATTTTGCAATAATTGACTTTCTATTAATTCTGCATAATTATTATCTTTGGTAAAATCATATATTATATCTTGCTTAAATGTGTCAAATTCACTATCAGTACACACACCTTTAAGTATACATTGAACTTTCAATGCCTGATCAAATAAATCTGCAAATTTTAATCTAATTCTATTGATAAATTTATCAAACTTAATTTCATCTCTAGAAATAACCTGATTGTTTCCCATATCAAATGGATTATCGGGATTCTCTATACGTGAGTATGGAACATTGAGAGCTTTATATAATTTTTTCTCAAAATATTGTACCATAGACATATCATCAAATGCAGCAGATGATGGTAATGTAGTAATCTCCGTTGATTTATTATCACTTCTTCTTGGAAGCCAAAAATCATCCATCATTGAAAGATGTCGTCTATCATCTTGTACAAGACCAGTTGTAGCGTCATACACAACTTTATTTTTATATTTGGACATAATATCTTTAAGATATTGTTCCGCTTTCATTTTTGGTAAATTACCCACATCTATATAAAAAATACGACGTTCTGGTGCTCTTGATACTTTATAGATGACTGTTGCATCTTCAATCATGCGAAGTTGATTGAGTGGTTTAATACTTTTATGTAAATAACTTAATACAATAGAACGTTTAGCATCCAGTAATCCTGACGTTATACTAATAATAGAATCTGGAGCAATTCGTAATCCAGAATTAGTTAAATTAGATTTTGTTGAAATTGTATCGCTGTAGATATAATATTCTGTGTATCCCTGAACTATATCAAATCCTGTTGTTTTATCTTTTACTTTTTGTATTTCGCGAATTTTAGATAATTTTCTAGGATCGATATAACGTAATTCTTGTATGCCCATATTTGGACTATCTTTATCTAGAATAATATTGTAAAACAATCTACCGTCAACATAATATCTTCTAAAAATATCTTGACCCAGTTGTTTGAAATTCAACAGGGTCAAGATTGTATTAAATTCTTCTTCAATTGCTTTTTTAACTTTCGGAGAAGTTTTAACTGCATCGAGATTTAATTGTACACTTTTACCGTCTTGATATATAATTGCTTCATTGATGATATCATCAATAGCACTTTCTATTTCTGGCTGCATTGCCATTTCTCGATATCGAGTGATTAATTCAACATCATTCTTATAATTTGAATCCAAATCTATGCTTGTGCCATAATGTGCAGCAGCAGTAATAGTTACTGCACCATCATCCAATACTGGTGGTGAAAAAGATGGTAACACTTCTTGTGTTTGATTATCTTTTCCTAATTTGAACCCAAATAAGCTGAATTTAGCCATTAATTAATCCTCGAAATTTTAATCATTATATATTTATGTAGTACTACGAGCTTCCCAGTATTGATATGAAAATGTCACACCAAACTCTTCAATTTGATCATTCGCATTCCATGCAACAGTGATTGGATCTACTTGTACAGGAAATAATCCAACAAAATAGTATGTTTTAATTGGAATGCTAGGATCACCTTTTCCAAATTGGTGGATTCTAGCGTCAACAGCATATCCACCAGAATAGATTGCATTTGGATTTCTGTAGATACTAGAATGGCTATTAATTGCATCTGACCATGCTTCAAAAGCATCTCTGATTGTAAATGATTCATCATTAACTACGTTAATAGACCAATCTGGGAATACTCTATCACCAGGAAATTTCACTTCACGACCAAAATAACTTTGTCTAGCAACACCTAATGATGATGGTGGTAACTGACTAGCATTAGCCATGAATCGGATTTGATCTGTTGCAATTGATGCTGCTGGTAACAAAGATGTGATAAATTGAGGAAAACGTAATTGTACCTCAAATAAATTTGGTCTAGCACCATCAAATACCATACGTGATCTAAATTGTTCTACGTCGAACGCCATGTTCTGATACTCCTTTAAAAATTTTATCTTAACTAATATTTATACTATACTAGGGAAGAGTTTTTAAACTCTTCCCCATTGATACAATTTAGAATCCGGTAATTTCTGTGAAATCGACACCAGTACGAACTGCAACAAAGTTTAATTGGATAAAATTAATTGATTTAGCTGGTTTAATATAAATATCGCCAATAAATTGATTTGTGTCAATAACTTGTTGTGTGTTATTAGATGTATCACATACAACTTTATAATCATAAATGCCGCGTTTTGCTTTAATATCACGTAATAGTGGTTCTACTAAAGATACAAATTGCGCTCTTGTAAAATCGTCATTAAAGTCAAATAATGCATATTTTGCAGCATTAGATATTGTTTTTTCCAACGTGATAAACAATCTACGGACATTAATTCGATCAAATGCTGATGCTTTTTGTTGTAATGTTTTATCACCGTATAATACAATACCTTCACCTGGAAATATACATACTGGATTAATGTTATTTTTATACAATAAATCGCGTTCTGCTTTATTAGGATTCCATGATAATTTTACAGCATTTAAAATTTGACCACGATTAAATCCAGCAGGAGACCACCATGGATCACGAACGTTATCTGTGCGTGCCATTAATCCTGCAATATCAGCATTTAATGGCACATAACGATATGTGTTGTTATACTTATCGAATTGATATTTATAACCACTATCCATAACACCATATGAGTTTAACGGTGATAATGCAGCTTTATTGTTAATCATATTGGTAGCACTAGGCACATTCACTGCATCTTGACGAGATGGTGAAATTGTAGTTACGCAATCTTTACGTTGAGTTGAAATACTCAAACATTGATTTTTGATTGTTTGACTTGCTTCGCCTGTGATAATGAATGATACATCAACATCATCTGTATTTGCGAATAAATCATATCCAACTGCTATATCAGCATCAGTGATTGCACCATCAGTACCACCACTTAATTTTACAGAATAATTTGCTACAGAGTTAAATGCTGTATTAATAGCTGTATTACCCCAATTAGTTGCGCCAGTCAAATCATTTGCGATATAGATATATTTTGATGCATTAAAGATTTTTGTGATATAATAATTTGATGATCCATCATCGGTTTTAGCATCTTGTGCTTTCGATACAAACGGATACACTTCTAAAATAGTATTAGCAACTCCACTAAATCTACCATCAGTGTCGATAACTACAACGTGTAACTCGTCGTTAGAACCACCAACACTAGATGCATATAATGAAGTGCTTGGAGTACCGTTAAATAGACTGTTATATTTCCATGAAGTGTTTGCAGGAATTAAGTTGCCAGTTGTAGTTGGCGCAACTGTAACATTAACAGTATTACCAGCAGCAAAACTTGCAATTGTATAGTTTGTTCCGGCAATATTTAACGTGTCTCCTACAGCTGCACCGCTAACATTCACGTTAGCTGACATAACAACTGCTTGATTACCATTGACAGTATTTGCTGTAATTCCACTGCGATAAAATGCTTGAGATCCCGTACAGAATGATACTGTTAAGCTATTTCCCAATTCACCTGGATATCTAGCATATGCTGCGCCATAAGCACTATATGATGATCCTAAATCTGGATTATATGTGATTTCATATGCTGATTCATTAGGAATTTGAAGTCCACCACCAGTAGCTGATGCGTTTAATGATGATGTGTTTGCAGCTCTAACAATATATAAACTGTTTGAATATGCTAAAAAGTTTGCAGCTGAAAAGAATGATGTAAAATTATCTACATCGGATGTTGGTTTACCGAACTGTGAAACTAACGAATTTTCAGAATCAATTAGAACTCTAGTTTCAGCTGGACCCCACTTAAATGTACCTACAAAAGCACCAGTAGAAGTTCCTACGGCAGCTGTTGTGTTTGTCGCATCGATCTCAGAGAAATTCACCCCTGGTGATAATTGAATTGCCATATAGTATTACTCCTTGTTATATGAATCTATAAAAGACTTCTTTTATATCATTTATTTATAATAATTTATCTTTAGAGTAAAGTTTAATAATACAAATCAACAGTATCAACTATTTCCCATAGATCACCATCTTCTAGATGATATCTATCTGATATAGAATTCTGAAATTCAGGCATAGGTGGTACATCATATTCTTCTTCTTTTGCGTAATTATTTTCTATTTGTAGTCTTTTACGAATATCAGTAGAAGAAAGTTCAATAAATAATTTTTGCGTTGTTAACCATGCAAAAATAACCAAAGTCATAGCTAAATCATCATTAGCTCCTTCTTCAGCTGCAAAAGAATTATTTGTGGCAATAAATCTAGTTAATTCGTAGATTGTGTCACCAGAATTTAATTGTAGTTTATCTGTTTCTATTAATGTTTTTAGTGTAGTACACCCAACACGTTTTACTAATGGGCTCATATTTAACCCATTCTGGGTTGCTTTTCCACTTTCACTTATTTGTTGAGCTTTTTTATTACCTGCATATACTTTTAATACATTTTCATATTCTAAATCTTGATACAGCGTATCTGCGACTGTTGGATTATTGTTAATCTCTATTAATACATATGCATTATTATAGTATTCAGCGCATAATTTTATTATGTCTGGAAATAACATTGGATGTAATTGGTTATTTCTGTAAGTAGCAACTTGTTTATATGGAATAGTAGAAATATCAAATACAGAAAACGCAGCATAATCTAAATTTTTACCTTCAGAAACGTCAACAGTCATTGCATAGATATGATCTTTATCTATTTGTTTTTTAGTTTCAACATCAAATGATTCTTTAACAGGTGGAATAAAAATATCCATCTCGTAAGGAATTGTTACCTTTCCAAATATTCTATCATCTGGATCTAATGGATCTATTGCAACAAGAGTTTGTAATTTAGATCCATCAATAAGTGTGTTAGTTGAACCGTGAAACTCGCAGCCAAATTCTTGATTAAATTGTCGTTGTGATGTATTACGAATGGTTTTTTCTTTCCATTCTTCGTCACGACCTGGAACTCTAGACCAATGAATATCGACAGGTTTATAGTCGCTCTTACCGTTTATAGCATCCATCCACATTTTGTAGTATAAATTCATACCGCGAGGAGTGGAAACAATAATAATTTTTGTTGTTTTACCGGATGAAATTACAGGATACGTTGATGTAAAAAATTCTTCAGCGAGATTATTATGAACGTGTGCGAATTCATCCATAAAAACCAGATTGAATGACCCTCCACGTATTGATGATGCTGCTGTTGATGCTGCTAACAGTTTTGAACCATTTTCTAATTCAACAGAACCTTTATTCCATATTACAACTCCTTGTTGTAACCACATAGGTAAATTTTCATATGCTAGTTGATATCTAGATAAAATATCAACTGCTAGAGCTTTTTTGTTAGCTGTAATAGCAATACTGTATCTTTCTGTAAAGATTGAAAGCCACAATAAATAACCAACAGAAGTCGTCGTTTTTCCGCTCTGGCGACCTATTCTGACGATAGAAAATCTATTCTCATGAAATGCTCTAACCATTTCTTCTTGGTAATCATGCATATCAAATAAGATCAAACCTTCATCCAGAGAAATGATTTTTACATAGTTTCTAATAAAATAAATCGGATCTTCAGAACATTTTTGTACTTCCGTGAGCTGTTCTTCTGTAAATTCATATTGAACGCCTGGACGTTTTAGTAGGAGGTTGTCGCGATAATAGTCTTTGTTTTCAGCAGCCATAAAAAAATCTTTACTTTTCCATAATTTTAATATATACTATTTAGTAATACACTTCACTTAATGTCATGGTTTCTTTATGAAAAATTTTATCAACAGTGCTCTATTAAATAAAAATAGAGTTTTAGATCCCAATAAACTTCAACAAAAATATTTTGTAAACAATTCTTTTGAATCAGAGTATCAAGAAATATTATCATTAACAGCATTTTTAGATTCTAATTCAACTTTAAAAGAACGAATTTATTGCATTTTAAATGATGTTAAATCTGTAAAAATTTGTCCTGTTTGTAAAACTAATCCTGTAAATTTCAAAAGTAGTCTTATAGGATATAACACATATTGTAGCACAAAATGTAGATCAAATGATCCAATGGTAAAAGTTAAAATAAAAAATACATGTCAAGAAAAATATGGCACAGATTCATTTTTTTCGTCTATAGAATTTAAAGAAAAATCTGATGCCACATTACTCGAAAAGTATGGAACAACTAATTTAATGTTAGTTCCTGAAATAAAAAGTAAAGTTGAAGATACTAATTTACAACGATATAATTCAAAATATGGATTTGGTAGCAGTATAATTCAAGAAAAAATAAAAAACACTAATATTGATCGATATGGAACAACATCGCATAATGTGGATATTGTAGTATTAGAAAACTTGAAAAGTTTTACTTGGTTACAACAAGAATTATCATCAAAACCGGTGTTTCAAATTGCGCAAGAATTAAAGTGTTCTGAATCTTATATTAATAAATGGGCTAGAATTCATAATTTATCGAATAGAGTTGCGAAATATTCTGAAGAAGTAGAAGTTTCTTCTTATTTAACTGATTGTTGTGGATTAAAATCTGAAGATTTAATTTTAAATTCTTTTGATGTTATTGGAACCGGATCTGGTAAATTAGGCAGACGACAAATTGATATTTTTATACCAAAAAATAATCTAGCTATAGAAATTAATGGATTATATTATCACCAAAATAATAAAACTAGACATAAAGAAAAATTAGATTTAGCTACAGATAAACAGATTAAATTAATACAATTTTGGGATTATCAATGGAATTCTAAACAAGATATTTGTAAATCGATAATTAATAATTTTATAGGTACTAATAAAAAAATTTATGCAAGAAAATGTGAAATTAAAGTTGTATCATTTCAGGACTATTCAATTTTTATGAATAATAATCATATGCATGGAGTAGCTACAGCTTCTATTAGATATGGATTATATTTTGATGATATTTTAGTTTCTTGTATAGGGTTTGGTAGATCTAGATATTCTAAAAAACATTCCTGGGAGTTAATTAGATACGCTAATATTTTAAATACAAATGTTGTGGGTGGATTTAGTAGACTGTTAAATCATTTTAAATCGAATAATATGGGTTCTATAATTTCCTATTGTGACTTAATGTTATTTACCGGAAATATGTATGAAAAATCTGGATTTACTTGTTTGGGTAATACTAATCCAAATTTTTTTTATTTCAAAGGTTTTGCGATTAAATCTAGAGAAAGTATGCAAAAACATAAATTAGCAACTATTTTAAAAGATTTTGATCCAGAATTAACTGCAAATCAAAATCTTTTAAATAATGGATGGAGTAAAGTTTGGAATTGTGGAAATAGTATTTGGGAATTAGTTTAAATTTTCTATAGATTCGGTTTTCTTAATATCTTTCATTGCTTTTAGTAGTTCTGTCGTTGAACCCACAAACACAGCATTTTTAATATTCTGAGTTAAATTTTCTTTCTTACCTGTAATATCACGCATTTTCTTTTGTATTTCAAGCAATTCTTTTGATGCATCGACAACAGTTTTAATCATGTTACCTGCGACTTCGAAATCCCTAGCTTTTTCTGATTGACGTGCTATTGCTAACATATCATCAATTGCTTCTGTTCCTTTAGCGATCAGAGAATCTATATTGTCGCGAGTTTTTTCATAATCTGTTTTTAGATCAATATCTAGTAGTGTAGATAGCTCGTGGGATGATTGTGGATTTGGAGAAAATTCTACAATGTCGTTGTCAACATTTTCAATGATTGATGGTGGAAGATTAAATATTTCATCCATCTTTTTGTTAAATTTACTCATAATTTAAAGTGTGTTATCTGTTATTGTTATATTATATGTATATGGTCCAGTTACCGGATATGTATTAGGAGATGGTGTGATATCTGCTGTGTATACGATATTTGATGTGTTTATGGATTGAATTGTGTATTGAGCAGATGATACTTGATTTTTTATAGTTGTATTTGCTTTTAACACACCTTTTACATTATCAACGATTAAACTATTTGTATTTGCATTCCAATCAATAACATTTGCTCTAGCTGTTTGTCTGTTGTATGATATACCTTGATATACAATTTCGCCTGTTGAAAAACTACCATAACCATTTGCTAACTGTAACGTAGTGTTATTCTGTGGAATACGCAGATTTGTGTGTGTTTCTAGAATTGGTTTATAGTATTGTGGTGGTTGATACAGATAACTTCTAGCAGTAAATGTTAATGTTCTGAATACAGACCTAACTGAGCTATCATAAACACCACTAGAATCTTCTTCTTGTGAGTCGCCAGTTAATGTGACCGGAATTGTTTTTGTTATACCCAATTCGGGAACCATATTTATACGCATATTATAATCTGGAATAAAAAATGGTATTATATATTCCATAATTTGATTTGCATCTTCAATATTTCTAGTATAAAGCACTAATTCAAAATTGAAATTGTATGGCATTGGTGAATGTACATATGCAGAACCATTGGAAGTGCATCCAGTGATTTTATTGGCTTGATTTGTTCTTCGACTTGGATCATATTGGATATTAAGTAAGCCATACTCAATCCGGGGTAGAGTTATTTGTACTTTTTCTTGTGATATATCCAATCTCTTTACATATTTTTCTTTATCGCCATAAATGATTGGAACTCGAATACGTTCAACTTCGTTACCATTTTCATCATATTTTATAAATGGTATATCTTTGAATAAACTAGCAAACGCTAATGTAGTTTTTCTGATCGCTTGTAATCTAGTAGTTAATGGTTGAGCATCTACTGGTGGATACATATTGTTCCTTAATTGTAATTTGATAAGCTACCAAAAGGGTTACTCTCAGATGTATCAATAAAACCTAAAACTTCTTGTAATATAGGATAATTATCAAAATGTGTATTCTGCATACTATTGTCAACTGTTGATAATGACCACTGGGAATTACTACTTGCACCTACGATCTGTAATGAACTTGTATTAGAAAAAGTTCCTGTTACCCCTACAATAGTTAATATAGTATTAACAGAATCCCAATCAACAACTTCTGCAGATGCAATATAATCATTGGCTGTTCCTTGATACACAGTTTCACCGACAATAAAATTACCTGACCCTGGTTCAAATAAATCCAATGTTGTTTTAAATGATTCTAGTGCTTCAATCGCATCAATTTCGTCTATACCAGTGTCGATAGATTCATCATTGTATTTGAATGGTTCTAATGATAATTCATAATAAAATGGTTGATTTCTACCAAGAACATATAAATCTTTTGATGTGTTTGTAAATTTAATCTCAAATAATTCACCGGTATCTTTGATGAATGGAATAAAAATTAAATCGCCTTCTAGTGGTTTAGAATATTCTGATGACACTTTAGCTTTAAATTCTTTAGTAGTCATTTGAACTTTTGTTTGATTTCTAACTTCTAATCCAAATTTAGAGAAAAAATCTTGTTCGTCGCCATAATCCATAGTATTGACTAGATACATATCTAGTGGATATGCAACATCAAATGCTTTTAGTGGATCATCTCCGTATATTAAATCTCTAGATTGAGCATTTGTGTTTGGAATATAATAACCAGTAAATCCTTGCATGTGAATTGCTTCATCGTACAAATCTGCTATCAGATTTATTTCTACTGCAGACTTGCCGTAATTCTGGAAATATTTACTAGGCATTAAATTATCCTACCATAAATTGAACTGGTAGTTCATATCTATCTTGCATTTCGTTTTCTAATCTAGAGATATCGGACATAGCTTCATCGTAAGTTTCTTTTCCATTTAAAGTCAATCCACCTGGAAGTTGAATATTTCCAAATTTTTTCATATGTTCTGCCCACTGTTTTCTAAACAATGCAGTTGTGTATTCTTTTAACCAACGATCATTGTATACACTATCGTATGTTTCTGGATCAATTGCCATATAACCTTCAGCGACTACAGTTGATCCTACTGGACATTGTGGAGAACCCCATGCCCAATCTGGATATAATCTATGTGTATGACGCTGAAATCTAATTGGAATTTCACCTGTAAACATTTCACTAAGATTAGTTAAATGTTGCATAGTTATAGCAAAATTTGAATATGATGTTGATGTAAAATCATACAATTCATGTAATCTTAGTTGATAACGAAGATCAAACATATTCGATTTTGTTAGCGTATCATTTAGCGGAAAAATTCTCGTGATCCCTAGAATACTTGGATCAATGGCAAAATATCCTTGATTTATGTCTTGTTGTGTTATTACATGTTTCCAATAGAATAACTCAGTAGCATCAAAATGATAATCTTGATAGAATTGAATTGCATCATCAATTCTATCTTCTAACTGTTCATCATCTACATTAATTTTAATTACAGGAGCACCTAACCTTCTTAGACAGTAATCTTTTAATTCGTCTCTTGTTGTTACTTGAGCCATGATTTTACCTTTAATTTCCCGATGATACTGTTGTATTTTCTAAAATTGAACTTGTTGCTTTTGTTGTCATTTAAATTCCCTTTAACGCATCTATTTCGGCTTTCAATTCTCGTATAGCTGCAAAAGCTAAAGCACAAAGTTTCTCATAATCTACAGCTAATGAGTCATCAGATTTAACCCTAACTGCTCTTGGAAATACTGCTTGAACGTCTTGAGCAATTACACCAAAATCAGATTTTCGAATAAAATATCCATCTTCGCCACCATGTGTATTTATATATTCATCTGTCCAATCAAACAATTTACCACCGATATGAGATACAATTTCAACCGCATTATCAATATCTGTTATATTTTCTTTAAATTTCTTATCTGATGAATAATATGCAGTAATATTATTAGCAGCTCTAATTTCACCAGCTGTTGTTGATGCTGCTGTACCAACACCGATAGAATTAAACTGTGAATTTAATGTCGTACTACTAAAAGCTGTTGCTGTTCCGCTTGAAGTAATATATCCATTAGGATTTGTAGAATTATATGGAGTAAAACCTAGCGCAGTTGTAACTTGACCAGATGTGATACCAGTAATATATCCATTAGGATTTGTAGAATTATATGGAGTAAAACCTAGCGCAGTTGTAACTTGACCAGATGTGATGTTAGCAATTTGAGAACTTGTTATTGTCCCTACGATTTTCGTATTAGCGATACCTGTTATCCAATTAGGATTATTGTATGAACCATTAGTGTATACTCCATTAGTAACCGTTGCAGCATTACCAGTAATACTATGTGTAAATGTTATTCCAGAATTTACAGTATTGCTTACAAATGCTGTTGTAGCAATCATGGTATTACTAGTTCCAGTAGCAGCTGTCGTGGATAATGGAGTTCCGGTAAAACTTGGACTATTAAATGTTGGGCTAGCAGTAGATCTAATATCTTGTGCTGTGTTAATAGTAACAGTATTTGAACTGCCTGTAATTGTAACGCCATTTGTACTTGTTAAACTGATACTTCCATTTGTTGGAATAGCTGAACCACTAGTTCCAATAAAACTATTAGCTGATGTATTAGCTCTATTATAAGCGGCAGTAACTGAATTTTGTAACGCAGTTCCTGTTGTAGAAGTTACTGCATCTGTAATACCATATCCCGATAATGTTGTAGGTTTGGCTGATATTTTACTGAAATTAATAGTTAACCAAGTTGGATCAGTATATGAACCGTTAGTATACACTCCATTAGTAACCGTTCCAGCATTACCAGTTATATTACCAGTTACGTTTGCGCTGATAGTATTAGCGTTAAAATTACCGTTAATATCTCTAGATACTAACGTATTGCTACCGTTACTGGATGATGCATTGCTGGTTATCGTAAATGTTTGAGCACTTGAACCATTATACGATACTGAACCGGATAAACCAATGCCAGAAGTTGAGCCTGTTAACGAGAATAAACTAGAACCTAATGCTACGCCAGAAATGGTTGAATTTGCTAGAGCAGAATTTGGAACGGATACTAATCGCGCATTAGGTAGTGTACCGCTAGTAATATTTGATGCATTTGTAGTGTCTGTTGTTGCCGATGTAACTAATCCTGATACTTGAGATGATGTGAT